CCACCCTTTACCCCCGCCCCCAATGCCGCCTGCCTGTCCACGCCGAGACGCGAAAGCAGCGCGTCCGTGCCCTCCATATTGGAAAACAGGCTTTCCAGCGCATCTTCAGTCGCGCTCGTCAATGTCTTGATTGCGGTTTTCCGCGTTGCGCTTTTAATCAATCCGAACATATTTTCGTACTCCAAAGGTCGTCTGAAACCGTTTTCAGACGACCTTAAAATCAATACTCTTCGCCGCGAGCCGCCAAAAAACCTTCAATTCCAGCGACAATAAAATGTAGATTTAATAGCCGCCCAGCCTTATAGCAGGAGACAACCTCTTGCAGATGTGCAATCGCTTTATCCAAACCACGCTCAAGGTACTCAACATCCTCTGTCAGCTCTTTTTCACGAGCAGTTATACGTGCTCTTCCGTCACACATTTTTAAATCTCCAACATCGGCGCAGGCAAATCAATCGCACGCGCTCTGTTTGACACATTGCCCGTCGTCGCCGCCATCCACAGCATATGCAACGCATCGGGGCCATCGTCATGGTCGGCTTTCGGGAAATGGCGCAACTGGCTGATTAAGGCCTTTTGGTCGGGGTTGAGCAGAATCAAACCGTTTGCCATGTGCGGTTGCAAGGTCTCAATCCGCAACATCTTGTCCGAAGACGGCTTGATACCGCGCACCGGAATATGCACACCCAAACGCGCCCCGCGCTTAATCAACTCGTCCTTGAGAAACTCTTGGAATTGCACCGTCTCCACCACCCACAATACCGGCTTGCCCCGCGCCTCTTTTTGGATGCGGATAACGTCCTCAATAATCAAATCTGGCAGGCGTTTTTTGACTTGGGCAACGGTTACAAACAGTCGCCCCGTCGATTTTTGATAACCGCCGACCAAAATCGCCGAAGGGTCACGTCCCGCACCCGCTTTACCCAATGACGGGTCGAGAGCGCCGTAGTACACCAAATCGTCCGGCAACTCCGACCAGTATTTGATGTTTTCGGCAAAAGGCGCATCTTCGCCGCTGACCGGGTCGTTTTGATACTCGCTGTCAAATGTCGCATGACCGTCACGGGCGCGGATTTTCATCAGCGCGAGTACGCCGCGAGCCGCCCAGCTTGTTTGCGCGCCACGCTCCATCTCGTCTTTGTGCGCCTGATAAAACGCTTCGGCTACCTCCGCGCCATCGTTGCGGTACAGTTCTTCCCATCTGTCCCACAAATCCATGCGATCAGGCCATTCAAGCATGGCTTTAAACTTAGTCGCGTGCCAAAACGGGTTATTCAGGGTACGGTTCAAGACGCTGTCGTAGTGCAGGATGGTGCCGATATAAATCACGTCAAACTTCTGCCCCGCACCACCCAATGCGAGGACGGCTTTTTTCAGCCAAGTTTCGAGTTTGTCGCGTTGCTCTGGGTTGCGCACCTGTTCGTCGTTCTCGATATCGTCAAGGACGGCAAGGTCGGGGCGGTATGGACCGTGGCGCAGACCGCGCAACTTTTTGCCACTGCCCGCCACTTGGATTTTGACTTCGTTTGCCGTTACCGCAGTCCCCGCCTGCCAAACGCGCCCCTGTCCGCAAGCCGCCGGAAAGTCGGTTTTCAATCGTGGGTTAAACTCAAGTTCTGCCTTGATTGCCTCCAGCATGGGATAGGCTTGGTCGATACTGTCCATCACGATGACCGCGTAATGCTTGCGCCCCGTTACCACACACCAAAGCGTAAACAGTTGCGTAACCAGCGTTGATTTCGCCTCGCCGCGCGGGGCGGCGGTTGCCTCGTTGATGCCTTCAGACGACCTCAAGATTTCGGGCAGTCGGGAAAATAAAAACTTGTGCAGCATCGACTTTTCGGGCGAGCGGACATAGTGCGGAAAATATGTGTTTACGAAATATTCGTAACCGTTGACCGGGTCTAATACCTTCGCCCGACGCTCGGCAATGGCGGCGGTCGACGCGTCGAAGCCGTCCACCTCTGCCTCAATGATTTGGCGGAGTTGGGCGGCGTATTCGGCAAGCGACTTTAAAAACTCTTTGGACTTCATTTTTCAGACGACCTTCATCGGTATTTCTTTTCAATTTCCACGCCCAGCGGCTCAACCAACTCGACAAAAGCCTGCAAGTGTTGCGGGTATCGCTCTTTGACTACTTCGCCAAACAATTCCAACACCTCAATCGCCGTCGCCAATTTTGACGTTTCCGGCATCACTTTGGCGTTTGCGGCTACGGTCTTTGTAAACGCATCCGACAGGCTCGCCAACAATTTGGCGCGCTCGGACGGCATCAGCTCCTCGACCGACGTGTCTTGCAACATCGTCATCGTCGATTGGTACTGCACCAAAAACCCCGCCAACAGCGAGCGGCTCAAGTCTTCGATACCTCCGCCCGCCAGCGTGTAGGCGGCGCGTACTTTGTCCCAATCGTCGCCGGTCTCTTTGGCGGCGCGTTTCCAGCTACGGGCGGTCGCAGTCGGGATTTCACACATCATCGCCGCGATTTCGAGCGTCTGACCGTCGCTGACGTACAGTCGGCGCAGCTTTTCGCGGGTTTCTTTCGGGTGTGCCATATCAGCCTCCGAACTTGGCTCGCAGCAGTTCCCAACCCGTCGTTACAATCACGCCGCCGAGACCGCCATAAACCGCAGCAGATTTCTTGCAGTCTTTCTTAATTTGCTGCAATTCCTCGTTCATGCGCGCCTGATTGGCAAGCAGGTCATCCTGCTTGGCTTCGATACGCGCCAATGCTTCTAAAATCGGGTCGCTCATTTGTCCGCTTTCCTGTCTAATTTTTCATTCATTTTTTCAAGTTTGTCTTCGATACGCCCCAAAGAGGCCGCAATACTGTCGCGGTCTTCCTTGGCATCCTGCTTGGTGTGATAAGAGAGCTTGACCGCGTGCAGCTCCTCTTTAAGGTCGTCGATACGCTTGTCCGCCTCTTTCAGACGGCCTGAAATGCCGTTGACCCAAAACCAAAATGCCGCCGTCGCAATCGGCCACAAGGTTTTAAAACCAAATTCAAAGTCCATTTAAAACCCCTTAAAACGGCACATCGCCGAATACGATACGCACCGCATAGCCTTCGGGATTTCGGCTCGACGCCTCGACCTTTTGGCCGTCAAAAAAGACTGAGTAATATTTCCGCAAAATACCAATCACATCAGCAGGAGCGGTCGCGGAAAACTCCACACAAAAGGTCGTCTGGAAATCCTTATCCATACGCACTGCGTACTCAATGCCTGCCTTATCCAACAGGTCGGAAACATGAATGACAAACGGCTCTTGCTCGCGTGCGCGGCTCAATCCCAGCTCTAAATCCGCATGGCGGCAGGCGACCGTGCGTTGTACCAAATCACGATAAGTCGTCATCGTTCGCCCTCCGAACCGTCAACTTCCGCTTGACTGTTGACCCAGTCGCGCCAAGCCTGATTTTGGTTTTCCAGTTCGGCAACATAGCCGCCAAACTCAGCAGCGTGTTCCAACAGCGTGGCCGTCTTGCCGTCCTTCGGCGGATTCGGGCGCACCGGCGCGACCATCAGCGCGGCAGGCGGGGTCGGCATGACCGCCTTTTCGACAACCTTAATTTCCGTAGCCGAGGGCGCGGTTGTAGAGCTGCAGGCCGTGATGGCCAAAGCCGTCAATACAATTACCGCTTGCATTTTTACGGTCTTGAGTAAGGACATTTTCGATTTCCTTTTTATTTTCCGTTTTCAGACGGCTGACTTCCGCCTGTTTTTTCGCCAAAGCCATGCCGACGGCGTGTGCCTTGACTTCATATTTTTTCGCTTCCGCACGTGCCTGTTCTAATTCGCGCGCATAGTTTTGAGCCGACAACAGCAGGGCTTGCGCCTTATCGTGCTCCATCTTGTCGATGACCGCCTGCTGCTTCGCAAAGGCTGCCTTGTAGCCTTGATGGTGCGACACAGCCAAGCCCGTGCCGACAAGCGCGATGATGGCAATCGGTTGCCAGTTATTCGCCAGCAGTTTCACGAGATTCATTCTCGACCTCCTGACGTTTGACGCTGACAAACGAGCGCGCCACCGCATAGCCGCCGACAATGCCCAAATACACCGCCCAAATTTCCGCCGATGGGTCGGGCAACATCACAAACTTAAACGTCCCAGCCGCGCAGGCAACATTTGCCCACAGTTTTGAGTGCGACACATTACCGGTAGCCGGGTTTTTAAAAATATCCAAAATACGCATTGCTATTCCACAGTTTTGGTTTGCAGGTGCCGTTGCAGCATTTCCCGATAATTGGCCAGTTCGCCCTCCGCAAATTCAAACGCAGGCAAGTCTGCCTGTTCGCTTGCCTCACGGCTTTTGCGCGACCACAGCTCAATCATCTTTTCATAAAACTCAACTTGACCCATGATTAACGACGATTCTTGCGTTTACGCGCCGCACGTTTGGCAGCCGCCACACCCGACTTACCCAGGCGCATAGACGGATGTTGTTTCAAAGAGCCAATGCTGGCAGGCTTAATCTCAAATTCAGGCAGCTGCGGTTTCAAGACAGACAAAGCCAAAGCAATCAAAGACTTTTTCATACTTTCACCGCTCCCAACTCCATCGCAATCGCGTCCGCAATCGCGCGGCAGATGCCCCATTTAGTAGTCTTAAACAAGGCTAAATCCGCATCGTTTGAGATAAAAAACGGCTCAAACACAATGCCGCCGGCCTGTGCATAAGCCAGGCGCGAATGCTGGCCCGCATTGTCGGGTTTAAAGCCGTCTTCGCCGCGCAGTTTCCAGCCGGTTTTCTTGGCAACAGCTTTGCTCAACACCTGACACCAGCGTTTGTTTTTCGGCGTACTCAAAGCCTCAATGCCAGTGGCCGTTTTCGCGGCCGCAGCATTGGTGTGGAACTCAATCGCCACATCTGAGCCGCGAATCAGCTTGACCGCATCGCGCAGCGGCATATTGCCTTTGCCCGTGCCGTCGGTTTTAACGGTCAAGCCGTAGTCATCGCGCAAGATAGATGCCACGATGTTGCGCATATCCTGCGCCAAGTCCGCCTCACGGTCGCTTCCGTTGACCGCGCCCGGGTCGGTGTTGCTGTGTCCGGCGGTTAAAGTTACAGTTTTGCCCATAAACATCTCCGAAAATCAAATCACAATTTATTTTCAAAACCTTATTTAACCTTTTCAGACGGCATAAGACGGTCGGCACAAATGCACTTACTGTTCCGCAGACAAAAAAAAGCCCTGCAAAAAGCAGGGCAAAGGTCCACTCACAAGAAACACACAACACAATCAAGCTACAAATAAATCCGTCTGCGCTCTTGCCGCCGCCTCGCGGTCGGCCTCTTTCAAAATGTATCGTATATTGCGCGTAGACAGCCGATGAGCCAGCACCAGCTCGCGCACAATAACCAAATCGCTCAAACCCTCCGCGCTCATCGCATCATACTGCCGGCGTATAAATCGGTTGCGCAGCTCGCGCATCGCGTCCCAGCAGCGCGGAATGGCCAAGAAAGGTTGCCCGGCATAAGCTCGCTCCAATCGTCCCGCAGCCTCCTCACCAATGTCCTCGACCAGTTGTGCGTGTAAGATTCGGCTCTGGCGCGTATTGCGCCGGCGGTTGGAAATCGGGTAATTCGTCCCGCCCCAAACCTTGACCATGTGAAACGCCGCTTCAAGCCCGATGACTGTAATCATCGCCACCACGCTCTGCGGCAGAAGATGTTTCACATCCTCAAAGTCCTGCTCTGTCATCTCCCAACTTACACTCATTCCTATTCCTCCTTCTTCTTCCGGTTCGCCGCAATCTGCAACGCCGCCACCAGCTTGTGCATATTGCCGTCAGACAACCATTCCACACGGTCAACCTTAAACATCTTTTTCGCCGTACCGTGCGCATAATTCCAAGTCCAGCCGTTATCCAGCAGCAGGGCTTCGATTTTGCGCATCATCGGATCGGCAGAGCTTCGGCGCTTCGGGCGACGTCCTGCCGTTTTCTTCGGCGTAAACCCATGCTGGCGCAAATCCTCGACCACGCGCTCCAGCTCAGGAATACTGCACTCGGTACACGACCGCTTACCCGTCACACGCTCCAACACCGCGCGATAGGTACCGTCATCCAAGCCCAGCTCCTTTTGAGCAATCTTAATTTTAGCAATCAACGCCCGGCGCATTATTTCTCCAATACAACATATAGTATAAATTAGCGCATATTATAACAATAAAATACAATATATAGTATTAAGTCGATGTTTTTTTGCGAAACTGACAGACATAAAAAAGGCCGTCTGAAACAGGTTTTAAACCCCATTTCAGACGGCCTTTAATCAAGCTTTAAACATCCCAGCCTTCAGAATCCATCCCAA